ATAAAGACATTAGTGCAATAACACCTAGAGGACCCTCACCGTTGCACAGTGAAGAGCACATTGCAAGGTCTTGGTTGCAGGATAAATCAACGTGGAGGGATGCCTTTAAACCTAAAAAGGCACCGAATATTACACCATATCAATATTTACAATTGGTTGCTGATGGTAATAATCCATATTATGATGAGGTTCAGAAAAAATGGATATTTCCTAATAATCCTGAATTAGAAAAAATGGCAAACACCAAAAATAATGATTTATCTGATAGTTCTTATAATAAAAAATTCGATCAAGCATCTGATTTGTCTGATTCGATTGAAGATGATGTTAAAATTGATGACGTGAATAAAACCAATGTTGGTGAATATGATGATGGTTCGGTTTCAATGAAAGAAGAGGTTGCTAAAGATAAACAAGATTTCTCTTCTGAAACATCAGAAGAAAAAAAGTCTGAGAATAAAGTGAATGATTCGGGAGACAGTGGTTTTAATTATGATGACATTATTGATGACGATGATGATGATTTACCTTTTTAATGGGTTTAATGGTTTTTTTTGGGTGGGTAGATGACTACCCACCCATTTATTTATTAACAATAAAAACACTAAAAATATGACAAACACACCAACAAATAAAAAAACAAGAAAGCCAACACAGAAAAAAACGTTTTCATTGGACGAATACAAAAAAAAGTCCAATTTGGAAAACGTAGGAAATAAAAAATTGGAATGGATTGGTATATCAAAAGCAATGCAAGATGCAACAGGATTACCCGGTTTTCCAATGGGTTATGTTAGTTTAGCAAGAGGGTTTACTAATACAGGTAAATCCACAGCACTTTGTGAAGCCATTGTAAGTGCACAACAAATGGATGTATTACCAATAATTATTGATACAGAAAATAATATTGGTGTTGATAGGTTAAGTAAAATGGGATTTGATTGGAAGGGTCCACATATTCTAATTAATAATGATTTCTTATTAAAAGAATTTGGTCAGAAAAGAAATAAAGATAGAAAAGAAGCCTCTATTGAGGATTTAGCGGAATGTATTTATCACTTTATTGATGAACAAGAACAAGGAAAATTACCAATGGATTTATTGTTTGCAATCGATTCGTTAGGAACTCTTGATTGTATTCGTTCAATTAATGCACACGAAAAAAACAGTGAAGATAATAATATGTGGAATGCAGGTGCTTTTGAAAAAGCATTTAAATATTTACTAAACAATGTTATACCAAGTAGCAGAAAAATTAATAAACAACATACCAATACAATTATTGGTGTTCAAAAAATCTGGATTGATGTAATGGGTCAGGGTGTTGTTAAACATAAAGGTGGAGAAACATTTTTTTATGGTTCACGTTTAATTTATCATTTTGGTGGAATTGCTTCACATGGTACTAGAAAGGTTGTGGCAACAAATCAGGGAAATAAAATTGCTTACGGTATTGAAACAAAAGTTAATGTGGCTAAGAACCAAATTGATGAGTTAAGGGGTGGTATTTCAAAAGAGGGTGAAATTATCTCGGCACCCCATGGTTTTGTTGATAAAAACAAAGTTGATGAATATAAAAAGGATTATTTATCGTATTTTAGAGAAATATTGGAATCTGATGATATAACACCAGATGATATAAACGATGAATATGTCGATATAAGACCCGATGAAACCATTGAAATAGGTGGTGTTGGTGTTGGTGATGATGAATAACAATTAAATATTATAACACATGGAACCCCAACTAAATGGGGTTCCTTTTATAAAAAAATAATGAAAACCAGAACATTATTAGTTGATTCAAATTTTTTATTAAAAAGATCGTCTAATGGGGCTAAAAATACATATACAGATGCTTTTGGTGATATTGGTGGTTTATATTCTTTTTTAACCACATTAAGAAAATTAATTAAAAAGCATTCGATTAATAAAGTTGTATTGTGTTGGGATGGTGAAAACGGTGGAATTTATAGATATAGAATTGATAAGGAATATAAGGCGAACAGGGTAAATAAATCTTGGTTCACAAAGATTCAACTTAGTGAACACGAAATACGATTAGAGGAGAAAAAAAGGAAATCACTTTTAAAACAAAGGAAAAGAATACAGGCATATTCAGAAGAACTATTTCTACGTCAAATTGAGGTGGATGAAATTGAGGCAGATGATTTGATTGCTGCATATTGTTATAAATATAATAATAAAGAGGAAATTATTATTTATAGTTCTGATGGGGATTTTATACAATTATTAAATCTTAATATAACAATATTATTTCCAAATATTGATATCCCCATAACAAAAAAGAATTTTTTTACGGAATTTGGGTATCATCATGGAAATTCATTACCACTTAAAATAATTGGTGGTGATAGGGGTGATAATATACCTGGGATAAAAGGATTAAAGGAGGGAACAATATTTAAATATTTTCCAGAATTAAGAACAAAAAAAACAACGGTTAATGATATATGTGGAATGGCTAAAGAATTAAATGAAAAAAGGGTTAGTGAGGGGAAGAAGCCGTTGCAAGCATTTGAAAATTTGTTAAACAATAAGAAAAGGTTAAAAACTAACTATAAATTAATAAATCTTTCAAAACCAATCATTAATGAGGTTGCTGAAGAAGAATTAGAACAATTAGATATGCCGTTATCACCAAAGGGTAGAAGTAGTAAAAACTTATTTAATTTAATGAAAGAAGATGAGTTTTTAAGTGTTTTTGGTGGCACATTTGTAGATTATATTGAACCATTTTATGTGGTTATTATGTCAGAAAAAGATAAATTTGATAAATTTAATAAAAAATGTTAAATTTGTAGTTACAAACCAATAAATTATAATTATGGACGGAATTGAATATAATAAAACGTTTAGATTTACATTAGAACAAGATGGTATTGTTTTATATGAAAGAATATTTAATGGTGAAGTTGTTTCACCATACACGAGAAATTCGGTTGATATTAGACCGTGTTTACACGATTTAATTCGTGAAATACAAAGAGGATTATCATTAAAAGAATATAATCATACATATACCGTAAATGAAAAGGTTGTATATGATTTTTATGAAAAGTATATAACGACACTTGATAACTATAAGGAGTTTGGTTATGATGAAATGCTTTATAGACCAGAATCAAGAGTTAAAAAAATTGAGGATAAAGAAATAAGAGGGGTTTATTGTAAATTGAATTTGTTTATAAATGAAAATTTAATTGTTGAAAGAGAATTTTATGTTGATAACTTTAATCCAAAATGTAGATGGTCAGCCGATTTGATTCATTTAATGGATGGTATTGTTAATAAAATTAGAGATAAAATTATTAAAAAGGATAAAAAAAATATTTGGGATGATTATGACATCATAAATAGAACGGGTATGACGATTGCCCAAGTAAGGACATTAACAACAAATGAAAGAACATATTGGTTACGTAGAATTAATAATTAAGAATAATTTTTATTATGAATGGAAACAGAATTGAAATTACCAATACATTTACTGGATATTTAGGTTCAGAATTTCAACAAAAGTTAATGTGGCAATTATTGGTTGAACCCGAATTTACCGAATCGGTTATTAATCAACTATCCATTGATTATTTTGATGATCCAATTTTTAAAAGATTATTCATTATTATTAATGAATATTATAAGGAACATGAAAAAACACCCACACTTCAAAATCAGGGGATTTATCAAGCAATTAATTTATATAAGAAACCAAATAATCCAATTGAGGAGGAATCATTATATTCTGCTGTTCAGCGAATAAAAATGTGGAACGATAGGGTTTTAAATAAAGAAATGTTGTATGATGGGGATGTTGTTCAAAACAGTGCGAATCTTTTTATTAAACAACAAGAATATAGAAAACTTGGTGAATTTATTCTAACATCAACAAGAAACGGTAAAATTAAGGAAAAACACATTGTTGGTGATATTGAGGATAAAATAACAAAAATTAATTCAATTGGTGATACAGAAGATTATGGTACTGAAGTAATTGAAAATATTGAGGACGCATTAAAACCCGAATTCAGGGATACAATTCCAACTGGTGTTGGTTTTTTAGATGAAGTAACTGGTGGTGGGTTGGGTAAATCAGAAGTGGGAATTATTTTAAGTCCATCGGGTGTTGGTAAAACTACAACGTTAAGTAAAATTGCTAATACTGCATATGCATTAGAAAAAAATGTTTTGCAAATCATTTTTGAGGATAATGAAACAGATATTAAAAGAAAACATTATACCCTTTGGTCTAAAATTCCATTATCCGAAATACAGAATAGACTTGATGAAACCATTGATAAGGTAGATGAAACAATTAAGGATATTCGGGGTGGGAGGTTGGTAATTAAGCGTTTTACGTCTGATGATATTACCATGATTGACATAAAAAATTGGATTCTTAGGTATCAGAAGAAATATGGAATTAAATTTGATGTTGTTATTTTAGATTATCTTGATTGTGTTGAATCACATAAAAAGACAACTGATAGAACAGAGGCTGAATTTTTGGTGGTTAAGTCTTTTTTAAATATGGGTGCAGAATTAAACATACCACTATGGACAGCAACACAGGGAAATAGGGATAGTTTTGTTTCGGAAGTTCTTGGGGCACAACATCAAGGTGGAAGTATTAAAAGAATACAAAAAGCACATTTTGTAATGTCAATTGCAAAACCAGATGATTTAAAAGATACAAAATTAGCTAACATTAAAATTGTAAAGGCTAGGTTTGCTAAGGATGGACAATTGTTCAGGGAATGTATTTTTGATAATGATACACTTGAAATTTCATTAACCAGACCAGTAAAAATCGAAAAAAAGATTGATGATGAGGATACAAACAGTGGTCTTGATAGGTTTAATAAAAAATTAACTGAACATGATGATGGTTTAACACAGAATAAAAATTTTGATGTTAATGTTAATAACGAAGAGTCCGTTGAATTCAAAGTTCAAAAAAAAATTAAAGATGTTTCAAATGATGATGAAAATCTTATTGATGATGTACCAAACATTGATGATTTAGATGATTTTGATGATGAATAATTTAAAATAAACCTTTTTCTATTTATGGAAAAAGAAGGATGAATCATTTTATAACAAGACCTAATTTATCAAACCTTCAATTTAGACAAATTGAGGGAACTACACTTAATATATATGGTACCACAATTTTAGATACGGGAGAAATTAGGATAAAAGAAAATGGTGATTTGATTTTGGAGGGTCCAATTCAACCTCATCAACCCAATCATTCGTTTGTTGCGGCTGATGAAGATGGGGTTTTATATAAAACATCAATTGATTTATCAGGATTAACTTTTACAATATATCAAGAGGATCATGGTTTTGATGTTGGTCATGTTGTTGGTTTTGAAGAAGGACCCGAAATTGGTGAGGGTAAATATACAAAAGCAATTGCAGATGGTACTTATAATGGTGAACCACTTGGTTTAGCTACAGTAATCATTAACAAAGACGAGTTTGTTTTGATGCAAGCTGGTTTTGCAGATTTAGATAAATCTGGGCTATACGAGAATTTTTTTATTCCAGGCAGGATATATTATTTATCTGACGAAGATAATGGTATGATGGTGTTAGAACCACCAACCAATCCAAATTCAATAAAAAAACCAGTTTTCTTACCTGTTTTTTTGGATAGTAATCCAAATGAACGAACTAACCTTGGTTGGGTATTACCATATCCACCAGTTAAGGTATCCAGTTTTTTACAAACCAAAATTTTACAATTTACGGGTGATGGTGAAACAAGAGATTTTTTTTTACCAGAACTTAAACACGATTTGGGTACTAAAGATGTTATGATTGAAATTTATAGAGTGGGTGAACCATTTACCACAGTATATGCTAAAATTGAAAGATATCACGAGGATGCCATAAAGTTAAAATTTACACGACCACCATATAATGATGTGAATTATAGAGTTTTAATTACTTCATTATTTTAACATGGTTTATAATAAAAAAGATGATTTTTTAGTATTTATAATAAGACGGATAAGATATGACAAAAGTTGAAAAAATTAATAATGATGTGATTGAATTAAAAAAATACATTAGCGATATTTTGTTAGATGTTGACAAAAAGTATAAAAAAAATAATAATAAAATTATTTCAAAATTAGATACCATTTCAGATAGTGTTGAAGAGACTAATAAAAAATTAANTAGTCTTTCAAAAAAAATTACAAAACTAGAAAGAGATGGTGTTATTTGAAAAAATGGTTTTTAGGGGAATAAAATGACTAAAAAAGATAATAAAGAGATTAAACGTGAGAGTTTGGTGGATGAATTTAATAATCATAATAATGTTTTGGTTAATCGTGAAGAATTAAAAGAAATTCTTGAAAGTTCCGTAAACAATACATTTGATAATCGTCTTGAAATAATTAACTATAAGTTAGATGCCATTGGCTTGCAAACGACCCGAACCAATGGAAGGGTTAATGATTTAGAGGATAAGGTTGATGAACTAGAGAAGGATGGGATAAAAAGATTATTAACTTGTCCACAAAAAGAAAGTTTTGTTTCANTAGAAAAAGATATAAACGAATTAAAAGAAAATTCAATTAAAACTGGTACAATAAAAGGTATGGTATTAAAATCAATTACAATTGCAGGAATATTTTTCACAATTTTATTTGGTTTTATTTTTGGTGTTTTAAAAGTTTTGGTTGATGCGGGAATATTCCTTGATTAAATTTAATATAATATGATAGATTTTTTTATAAAACAATACAGTACATCACCAATTTTGTTATACCCAATAGCAAAAAAAAGTTTTGAAAAATATGGTATTGATGTGGATTGGTTAGATTATGCAGTCGCAACGTTTTCAATGAAAAATGGTGATACAAATTTGTTTCACATTGCAAATAAACCAGCAATATTTGAAATTAATGAGGATAGATATAAAATTTCGTCCGAGGGTAAATATGTTTTAAAATATCAATTTACAGAAAACGATACAAACGATGTTGGTAGATTTTGGGGTGAGTTTAAAATTGATGTTCTACACCCAAATTATCCACTAAAATTAACAATACCAACAAGTGGTAATATATCAATTATGATTACACCGAGCATCACAAGAACAACGGTTGTTTAAGTAACATATTTTCACTATATTTGCATAAACTTTAAATGTTTATGGAAACACCCATTTTTAATGTTAAGTGTGAGAAATTAAAACGAAAAAGAAAATATTCGGTTAAATCTGAATATAATCAATCTTTTGTTGATCGCATAAAAAAGTTGGATACCAGTGAAAGAAGTTGGGATCCTGTTAAGAAGGTATGGGTATTAACGGTTTTTGGTTTATATGCAGTAATTAAATCATACAAAGGATCTAATTTAATTTTTTTTGATTTCGTAACAAATGAAAAAAAAGAAGAATTTTCAAAGTTGGTCGATAAGGTTAAAAAAGAAATTCTTCAACAAAAATTAGAGGAAGATAGGTTAAAAGAAAAGAAAAAAAGATGGTTAAATTTTAAAAGAAAGATTGAAGATGAATATGTGAAATATTCAAACGGATTACATTCTTTATTAAAGAATGATGTTAAAATAATGCCACACCAAATGGTGGCAACACTCTTTGCTAATGAAGTGAGAAAGGTTCTTATTTCACATGAAATGGGTTTAGGAAAAACCTTGGTGAGTATTCTTTTTGTTGAAATGAACGATTTTAATAAAGTTATTGTTTTAACACCAAATTCACTAAAGTTTAATTATTTTAATGAGGTTGAAAAATTTACAAAAAGTAAGGCACATATTGTTAATTGGAAAAAAAATAAATATAGTCTTGAAGAATCAAAATACATTATATTAAATTATGATTTTTTTAATTCATCGAATTTTTCAATTGCTGAGAGTAAGTGGAAAAAATTAAACATAAAAGGCTTTGATGCATTGATTTGTGACGAGTGTCAAAGATTAAAAAATTCTAAATCAAATACCTATAAAAATTTCAAGAAAATTTTTAAAGATAAAAATTTTTTAGGGGAATCAAATAAAATTTTTATGTCAGGGACACCAGCACCAAATAGGGCATATGAATTATATAATGTATTAAATCAAATATCTCCATTAGAATTTAAAAGAAAAGATGACTTTTATAAAAATTATTGTGGAATGATATATGATTTTTGGAATGGATGGGGATATGTAACAAATACAGAAGATCAAAAATTAGAGGAATTATATCAAGCAATATCACCATATACCCACAGAAAAAGAAAAAAAGATGTGTTAAAGGACTTACCTGAAAAAACATATCAAAAGGTTTTATTAATGTTTGATGATAAGGATGAAAAGGAATATAAAAAGATTGAGGATTCAACTTCAGAAGAAATTGAAAATACGATTGGTGGTTATACCATTCCAATAACGAAACCCCACCATTTTAATATATTATTAAATTTAAGAGTGTTTTTGGCAAATAAAAAAACAAATCATGTTATTAAGATTGTTGATGATATTATTAATACAGGTGATAAAGTAATTATAATTGATTTCTTTAAAAAAACACTAAGGGAAATGAAAGAATATTATGGTGATATTGCTGTAATTCATACGGGGGACCAAACACCAGAAGAGAGAAATGATGCGGTTACACAATTTCAAGACGTTAAATCAAAAATAAAGGTTTTTCTTGGTGGAATGGATGTTACAAAAGAAGGATTAACTTTGACAGCGGCAAATAAAATGTTTTTATTATCTTTGCCTTTCGTTCCTGGTGTATTTGATCAGTTAACTGATAGGATACACAGATATGGTCAAAATAGGGGGGTATATATTTATATACCAATTTTTTCAAACACAATTGATGGTGAAATATTTAGGTTAATACATGAGAAAAAAACAGAATTAACCACTGTAATGGATAATGAAACATATAGAGATGAAACAAAAACGGATGTAGTTAATAATATATTTAAATATTTAAAAAAGAAAAAAGAGACATGAGAAAAGATAATATAATAGAATGGGTAGTAAATGCGTTATTATTAAATGATTTTGACTTTAACGACCATAATTTGTTGAGGTCAACGATAGTAATTACATTGGTTTATGAAAACCTTATTAAAATTGAAGACGAAAAATTTTTAGATTTTGATGTTGTTTTTGATAATAAAGATAAAAACCATATCATAATAAAATCAAAAAATTTAATAACATCATTATGGTTTGATGGTATATTTCCTGATAATTGTTGGGATGTTTATGTTTCAGGTAAATATGAATTTAATAATAGAATTTATATCTTTGATGAAAAAACTGGTAAATTGGGTTATAAACAATTAACAAAAGATTCGAAAAATGAATAAAATTGAAGTAATTGGGAAAATTAAAAAATTCCTTGATGGACATAATGATTTAAAATATGTTGTTAACGTTGAGGCATATAAAAATTCTAATGTGGCGAAATGTTTTATACATGAACCAAAGGGTAATGAATTCATTAAAAAGACGATGGATTATTATTATAAACCATTCATTTACATTAAAGATTTAGAGAAACATGGACACAAATTATATAAAGACTATCCAGAAAAAGCAATTGTTGAAAAAA